CCAATGAGTCTAAGTGATTTCAGAAAGCTGTAAGGGTTCCCACGGATTGGTCGCCGTAGGATAAGAAAACACTCAGCTCCACCCCAGATGGAAATTTATATTTCCCTGGGAGAGTGGATAAATACTCTTCAGTGCCGCATGAGCAATGCGGTGGATGGGGATTGTTTTTATCTGCCCTCCCTCATGCATCTTCATGCGTTTTATCTGGTGAAAGATGCTTCGTTCCCTGATCGGAACTTTAAAGTAGAACTTAAGGAAGATAGCCGAGCATGACCAGCCGCAGCCAGCAAGCCCTCAGACCAGGCGAGATCAATCTCAGCTACATCCCTCTGGACTGGCCCCTCACGCCCTTGGGTGCCAAGAAGGATCCCTACGTCAACGGGTGGCAGAACAAACCGTTCAGCGTACGGGAAGTCGAAGAAGAAATTGTCGCTGGCAACTGCAGGGCTATCGGTCTGCTTGGTGGTCCGGTCTACAACCATCCCTATGGCTTGGTATGGGTTGATGTCGATGGCCCCAGCGTTTATCCGCTCATCGAAGGCATCTCTGACCTGCCCCTCCAGGAAGCACTGCCTCCGACCCTGACCATCCTCAGCGGGAAGATCGGTCGTGAGCGGAAGCTGTATCGCCTGGACCGGGAGAAGCACAAGCACTTCGTCCGGAACAAATACACCTGGCACGCAGAAGAAGATAAAGAAAAACTGGAGATCCTGTGGCAGCGGCACCAGGGCGTTCTCATGGGTCTACACCCTGAGACTGATGGTTACTACACGGCAGAAGGCCAAGGTTTTGAGTGGGTGCCAGAGCTGCCTGAGTTCCCGGACTGGCTGCTGAACGCCATCATCAACAAGAATGTTCGCCAAGGCACACCGGCTCGCGAACGTACTCGGATCGTTGGCCCCAGCTTTGCCATCAACGCTGAGGTTTCCCTTGAACGGGACATGAAGCTGGCGACAGAAGCCATGTGGGCACTGCCGCCGGAAGCAACGGATGACTACGACATTTGGATCACGATTGGTCAGTCGCTGCACTCGTTGGATGAATCACTGCTGGAGCAATGGGACGAATGGTCCAAGCAGTCGGAAAAGTACAGGGACGGTGAGTGCCACAGGCGTTGGCGTTCCTTCTCGAAAGGTGGTGGCCGTGGCGTCGGCTCCCTTATTCACATCGCCCAGGAGCATGGCTGGAAGCCTTCCCAGGAACACCGTGCGATGAATGTTGATGATGCGACATTAGAACACGTTTCAAATTTATTGGCTGAACTAGAAGAGGATCTACAGATGGCACCTGAAGTACTGGAGCAAACCACGGCTCCCACTGCTGCTCAACCGTTGTGGAGTTCACGGCAAAAGCAGGTGCCTGCAGACAAAACAGGCAAAGACCAGCGGACGCGAAACCCTTCATCGAACGTAGTTACCGACGTTGTTCTGGATCTGTATAAGGGGGATCTGCTCTTCAGTCAACCCCACGGTCAGTTTTTTCAGTACCAGAAGGAGGCCCGTGGTCTCTGGTCACCCCTGACCAAGATTGAGATCTTGGGCGACATCCGCCACAAACTGCAACTGCTGGGTGACTTCCTCCCCAATGGCTTCAGCTCCAACCTGATGAACGATGTGTTCAGCCAGCTGCAGTCGATCCTGTCCTTTGAGGACTGGTATGACGGCTCGGAATTCCTGCTGTTCACCAACGGTGTTCTGAATGTCGAGACCAGGGAGCTGCTTCCATTTACTAAGGAGCAGCACATGATCCAGCAGATGCCGTACCCCTACGATCCATCTGCTACATGTGAAGAAATTGTTAAGTGGCTGAAGCATACGCAGCACGACAGCTGGGAGCGCACTCAAGTTCTGCGGGCATGGCTTAGGGCCACACTCTTGGGTCGCTATGAGATCCAGAAGTTCATTGAGATTGTGGGTCCGGGTAAGTCGGGTAAATCCACCTACGCCAACTTGGCTGTCGCACTGGTGGGTAAGAGTAATACCTACTCAACGGACTTCGAGAACATGGAGAAGAACCGTTTTGAGGCAGCTGCTTACATGGGTAAGAAGCTGTTGCTGTTCCAGGATGCTGACCGCTGGGGTGGTTCGGTCTCTCGCCTGAAGGCCATCACCGGTAATGACTGGATCCGTAGTGAACGCAAGTATCAGGGCGAAGCATTAGATCCATTCCAATACCACGGGATGGTGATGATTACGGCCAACGAAGCTATTCAGTCCACCGACTACACCTCTGGTTTGGCCCGTCGTCGCCTCACCATTCCTTTCGACCGTCCGTTCACGGGCGGCCCGAATGAACAAAAGGAACTGATTAAGTTCAATTCCAAGGGTGAACCACAGGGTGTGTTCTCGCCTCTGCTGCCAGGGCTGGTGAACTGGCTCCTGGACATGAGCGAGGAGGAGATGCGGAACTACCTGATGGAGACCGCCAAGCGGGTGAAGTTCTTCCAGAAGTACGAGAAGATGCAGAACCTCAGGTCCAACCCACTGTTGGACTGGATGGAACACAAGGTGGTGTATGACCCAGGTGTGAGTTCAGCTGTGGGCTTCACAAAGAATGCACCGATGGGTTCATCCCATATCTATGCCAATCAGGACAAGTGGTTGTACGCAAGTTATGCCGAGTTCTGCCGCCAGTGCAACGTTGGTGTGATGTCACGGAACCGCTTTGAACCTCTGTTTGTTGATGTCTGTAAGCATCAGCTCAAGATCAACGCATTCCCCATGCGGAATACCAGGGGCATGCGGATGGTGAACGTTGCCGTACGGGAGTCCAGCCCGAAATATGAGGATTGGCCGTCCGTTGTGGAGGTGTCATCCGATAAACAGAAGTACAAGGAGTTCTATGGGATGTCGCTAGAAGTGAATGCTGATGCGACAATGGAAGATGAACTAGAAAATGCAGATGTCTAATGGGCGTCACCTAATCCTGGACCTGTATGACTGCGATGCAGAGGCCCTGGATAATTACGACCTGCTGGAGGAGTGGCTGGAAGCTGCCCTCCTCATGTCCAAGGCCACGATTCTGCGGATCTTTGGTGAGAAGTTTGAGCCGCAAGGTGTGACGCTACTGGCACTCCTGGCTGAATCCCACGCATCGATTCATACCTGGCCTGAGATGCGGTATGCCGCCATTGATTTGTACACCTGCGGGGATACAACCAACACCCATAAGGCAGCTGAGTTTTTGAAATATAAACTCAAGGCGCAAGTTGCAGAGGAGCGGGAATTAACACGTTCCATCACTCCAGTTGCTGCAAACTTCCAGAAATCGCTAATGGAGATGTGCGCTGGAGAAATCCGTAACATTGACGATGTGCTCGAAGAAGTAAAAAACTCTGTATAGTTAATCGAGAATAACTCGATTGAATGTCGAAATCTAAACTGCTTTGGGTAGGTGACATTATTGCCACCACTGGTTTCGCACGTGTCACCCACAACGTTCTTGAACGTCTGAAAGACGAGTACGAAATCGTTGTACTGGGCTGCAACTGGCACGGTGATCCAGACCCAATGCAGGAAGAATTTAAAATCTATCCAGCATCCAATCGCTTCCAGCAGGCTCCTTTTGGTGAGGATCGGATTCGGGAAGTGGTTGAGATTGAGAAGCCAGACATCGTATTTACGATTAACGACTGCTGGATTATTAATGAGCAGTACAAACGTATTGCTGATTTGCACCAGAAGATGGGCTTCAAGTTCGTGGGGTACATGCCCATGGACTCCTACAACTGGGTTGGTTGCCTCAATGAGACCGCCAACAACTGGGACGCCATCGTTTCCTATACGGAATTTGGGGCTCACGAATTTATTAAAGGTGGGATCCAGAAGCCCATCACTGTTATTCCCCATGGGGTGACGGCTGGTCAGTTCAAGCCTGGGGATAAGGTTGAGGCACGCAAGAACCTGGGTCTGAAGGAAGATGCCTTCATCGTGATGAACGCCAACCGGAACCAGTTCCGCAAACGGATCGACATCACCATCGACGCATTCGCTCGCTTTGCAGTCGATAAGCCCGATGCCATGCTCTACCTGCATATGGGCTTGAAGGACCAGGGTTGGGATGTGATGCAGGTTTTTGGGCGTGAGATGCACAAGCAAGGTCTGGATCCCAATGGCCGCATCATCATGACCGGTAATACCCAGAACCCACCTTCGGTCCCAGTTGAGATGCTTGAGACCATCTATCAGTGTGCCGATGTGGGTGTCAATACCTGTAAAGGGGAAGGCTGGGGTCTGGTGAACTTCGAGCACGCGGCCTGCCGTGTGGCGCAGGTGGTGCCGAACCACACGTCCTGCAAGGAGATCTTCGAAGGATATGGAAAGCTCATCCGCTGTGACCACGTGGATGTAGACACCAACTTCGCTCGCGAGATGCCCTGCCCCTCCGCCGAACACCTTGCAGAGATCCTTAACGAGCTGTACGAGGACCGCGAGAAACTCGATGCCGTTGCCGAACTCTGTTACCTGCGGGCCACTGACGAACAGTTCAACTGGGAGACCATCGCTGCTCAATTCAGTGGGGTGTTCCAGGAGGTGATGAACCCTGTGCTGGAGCCTGAGGCGTTGGTGACTCCTAAAAAGAAAGCGAAGAAGAAGGAGAAGGAGCTGGTTCCGGCCTAAGGTGCATGGGGACGAAACCTGTGGGGAATGGCCTCTGCTTCGGCAGGGGCTTTTTTGTGCGTTGGTGCGGCACGAAGGCACGAAGGCATGAAGGCATGAAAGTACAGGTGTATCAAGGTCTCAGGGTGAGACTCAGGTGTATGTGCAGTGATTCGGACTTTAGGCCCCTTCCCACCCTTACATAGAGTAAATTACACTCTGATCACACTGTTATTTACTCTATAGAAAGATAAAACATATGGTAAAGTCCCTAACTCTGCACACATTCCCGCCATGGCCAGGCAGTACAGACCCCTTCCTCCCCTGGAGGAACTCAGGCAAAAGGTCAAGCTCACCGATGACTACCCCAGTGGTCTGGAGTGGGTTAACACCACAGGCCGCCATGCAGCTGGGCAGATGGCTGGGTACCTGGAACACCACAAGAGGTACTACGTGGTATCGCTGTGGGGGCAGAAGTTCCACGCTCACCGCGTTGTGTACTACCTGCGTACCGGCCAGGACCCAGGTAATGCGGACGTACTACGTCCCGATGACCGTCCCAGGGATTCGCTGCCTGCTGACATGTGGCTTGAGCAGCGCAAAACCGTAAAACCACCAACTCGTCGCAATCGTCGTAAATCGGACTGGTATTGAGATGGCAAATTTGATTGAAAGCGGGAACCCTCAGTTCCGTCACGTCCAGTGCATTGAGAATCTCACTGAGTCTCAGTTGAATCTCCTTGGGTACTACCGGGGGCACCCATGCCTACACGGCCATGTGATCCGGGACTCCACCCACCACTGGTGCTATGAGTGCGCCAAGAAGATCCTGAGCAACGTCTGTGGGTTCGACATCAACTACGTCACAGGTGAATACAAGACCAAATACGCCAAGCTCTGGAAAAAGGTGGCGATTGGTTTCCCGGAAGACTGCTGGGAGATCGAATCCCCTGGTGGTGCTACCCCCAAGAGAGTGTGCCTACCTTCCTACCGCTCGCACTACAGCAAGCAGAAGTCTGAAAACGTCAATGTCCACAAGGCGCTTTACCAGTGCGCTTGGGGTGATGTTGGTGCGTTGGTGGTGACCCGTCTGTGTAACAACCCAAGGTGCGGCAACCCACTACATATGGTGTCCAGCTTTAACCGTACGTATCCACCACAGACGATCAATCCCCTAGAGGTAGAATTCAAGGCAGAGAAACTGATGCTCTACAACCGGCAGTCTCAACGTGAGTCTGGTATTAGACCGGTAATAGAACGTGAGTTCAAGAATGCTATTACCAATTCTCAATACGTAAAAGATCGACCAGAGTACAATGAATAAATAAAGATTGTTGTGTAGAAGTGGCTAGATTTTCGAATCAAGCTAGTCAACGACAGAGAACAAAAACTAATCCGCTTGTTCTTGGTTCTTTCAACCAAACTTCGTTGCGCTATCTGACAGGTAAATTAGGCCCAGAATACACTGTTGGTCTGAATGGTTATGGTGGCGGCACCATGAACCATTGGTTTCAGATCAACTTAACAACCCCGGCGTGGATTATTACTCGTAAAGGTGGTCCGCGCCCTAACTACATCCAGGTTTCTGCGTACGATCTCAACCTCAACCCGATCCAGGGGAGGATGATTTTCGATCAAGACAGTATCTCAGCTGTCAATACCAATGGTCAAACGTATTACCCATACGTTGGTCACGTGATGGATGCTGGCTCATACTTCTACAACAACTTCAACCCCAACCGTGTTGATCTTGGTAACGACCTGTACTTCCCACTGGAAATCGGTAGTTACCTCCTGTGTGTATCCTCCACGCGCAACGAGCCCTTGGATTATTCCCTGGGCATTGTGATTGAAGTTGCTGACATCAGTCCGTTCCTGATCCTGGAGGACTTCTCGTTCTTTCTCCTGGAGGATGGCACTGACCTGATCTTGTGTGACCTGTCGGATACTTTCACTGGCTTTGAAGAACACGAGCACTCCCTCTCGGAATGGGAGGCAGCCTGGAACCGTGAGCATCCACCGGATGACAAGTTTCCAGATGTATTTATCCCATTGGCAACACGACCATGATGCGTTTCTACAACTGGTTTGTTTGCAAGTTTTTCAAACGGTGTATCTATATGTCACCGACTGAAAATTTCCGTCGCTATTGTGAAGAAAATCCTGGTGCCAGCCAGTGTCGGATCTACGACATCTAAACACGTTCTCTTCCTTACTTAAAAAGAAAAAGAAAAAATGCAAGCGAATTACTCGTCACAAAATCGTAACGACAACCAAGACGGATCAAGGTCATCTAATAGTGACGAGGCTGATTCCATGGCTGTGTACTGGGAAAAATTACGTATGGATGGCCAGTTTGGCCGCTGGCAAAAGCCGGCGACAGATTAACGATTGGTTGTCACGGCGCACCAGGCGTAAACGTGTTCAGCAATTTGATCAATACCTGAGTGGGTTTGGTGGTACCAGGGCCAATGCTATTGCAATGCGTCAGTTGTACGTATGGCTGGAGCAGATACCAGCTGGTGACATGCTTTGCTTCCGTTGTGAATCAGCTAAAGCAGAAAAGCAGATGAGGATATGGCAGAAGTGGATTGATCGCCATGATCCAAACCTGTTATCTGATATTGATACAAGTACGAAATCTTTCTATATCTATAAACCAAGGATCATAGAATAAAAGAAACGGGAGATTCCCATGCACAAACTTAATGAGTATCTTGAAGTAGCACTAGCCGTTCATGCGGCGTGCTCTGCTATCTGCGCCCTGACTCCGACCCCCAAGGATGATCAGCTTGCTCGCAAGCTGTACCGTCTGATCGAGATCGGTGCCCTGGTGATTGGCCGCGCTAAGCAACGCTAATTAGGTAGCGCCTGAAACCAATAGACCACACCATCATTATTTTCAACCCACTCACGGGTTTTATATGCGTCGCTCTTGTCGAGGGTGACGCATTTTCTTTCTTCTCCTAACTCCCAGCAGATGTTGACGCGGATGTGTGGTTCCTTGTAGTTCTTCACTTGCTTACCAGGATGGCCCAACCTGTGTTTTTTCCGTCGCATTCCCATCGCCGTAACCAATTTTTCTTGCTGTATTTAACTGCAGTTCCTGCTTTGCGGTCATTGCTAACGTAACCGCCATTCACCATGTCTGCTTCTCCGTTGGGGTCATGGAAGACAAACGCATCGGGTGTGAACCCAATACAGCAGGTCCAGTGACCCCCACCTGTTGGGTAGGAGACGGTTCCTTTATGCAGCCAACCAACGGCAACAGGCCTGCCATTGCGGATCTCATTTTCCAGTAAGGCGGCATTCCCATTGGTGATGAACTTGGCGTTGAGTCCCAGCTCCCTCAGGGCTCCGAGCTGAGCATCCTTGTTGGTGGTGTCACCGTACTTAGCTCGGATCTTGTTGTACTCATCATCGTTTTTAACCTTCCCGTAATAACGTGCGATCATGGCACAGGTTGACGAGAAGCATTCGCGATACCCTTTACCCGATTGGTTATCCAGCTGGTACTCATAAGGAACAGGCAGGATCTTTTGATTGATGACATCAGGTTCATTGGCATCCGGCACCTGGGTCTGACGATCCATTACCTGGATTAGTTTGGTTACATATACAGGATCTGTCGCGTAACCCTCTTCTTTCAGAAGTTGGGCGCACTCATTGCGTGTTTTGGCACGGTTAACGCCTTGATACCCGTTGAAATCTTTGTACCACCTGCTGACCAGGTAGTCCACGCAGGCATACAAGTTATCGAAACGCTTGAACCAATCCTTGATCTCAATCTCTTTACCACCGACAAATTCCTTGGTGGTGACATAACACCCCTCGCCATCTTTTGATTTGATGCCGAAGTAATTATGGGTGCACGATACATGTTTTCCTTGGGCACTTTCAACGTACCACTGAGCTGCCACGCATTCTGGGAATTTAGCACCAGCTTTTTTAGCAGCAGCAATCACCCCATCCCAGGTATTAGGGAAATCATCTGGAGCATTACGGTACTTAGTTGCAAACTCACTGAGCTGTTCAGGAGTCAACTGAGATTGCAACCAGTTCCAGGCATCTACCTGATGTTGCAGTCCCTTATAAAACTCAGCAGCATCCGCAAGTTTTATTGTCATTGTTTATGTATTAACTAGCAAGGCTAATGATGCTACCTGTTACTGTACCGCTTGCCGTTTGCAGGCGTAAAGTAGAACCTGATACAGAATAAGTTAAACCAAATCCCAGAGCGTTAGATTCAGAGATTACAGCTACAACGCCAGCTCTCCACATAATGATTCCTGTATATTGAGCTCCACTGCTTGTATTGTAAGCTTGCACAAAACCAAAACCGCCAATGCCAACACCATTAGCAATGGTTACAGGTGTTGTGGTTACATTGATAAAATCATAACTAGCTATAGTACTTCCTCCTAAACGGATGCCGGAAGTCGCTGTTAACGAATTTGGACTTGTGCTACTGCCAATACAAAATCCTCCTGCCGCAGGTATTCTTAATCTTTCTGAACCATTAGTTCTAAATACTTGAGGGTGATTGCTAAATGTTCCAAAAATAGCGTATCCATTATTGTCTTGATACCACTGAGAATTAATGGTTCCATCTACACTGCGAATTTCATTTTGATTTGCTGCGCCTGAAATTTCAAGTTTTACACTAGGACTAGCAGTTCCAATTCCGACCTTTCCATCAGCTTTAAATGTAGCTGCAACACTGTTCCCAGGATTTAAAGCAATGTCACTATTAACAGAATAAATATCTAATTTTCCTCCACTATTGCGAAGTGTAATATATGCATTTTGTTCAGTTCCAGAGTTTGTTTGTAACCGTATTTCGGAATCTACAGAGCCGCTGTAAATTTGCAACGGTTTATTTGGACTGCTGGTCCCGATTCCAACTAAACCACCAGAAGTGACAACAAATTTATCTGAATAAGAACTTCCTGGGGTTTGAATAGAAAACACACCATTGGTATTACCAATGAATGTTTGGCTTGTACTGTCTTTTAATGCAAGGAAAGTTCCAGTTGTATTAGTGCGTTCAAACACAACAGGAGTTCCTGCTGTGCCTGATACATGAAGAGTGTTTGATGGGGCGCTGGTACCAATACCAACCCGACCAGAGCTGTCAATCCTTAATACTTCGGTACCACCTTCTGCAAATGCGATGGTATCAGCTGCTGGAAAAAAGAGTCCGGTGTTTGGGTCACCAGTGGCTTGAATAGAGGGAGAGGAAGCTGAACCTGCAGGGAAGGTGAGGGTACCACTGGTACTAAGGTTACCGCTGGCATCTAGGGTGAGAGCAGCAGAGGCAGCACTTGGGTGCTGAATTTGGATGACTTTAAGGGTACTCATGGCTTCACCTCCAGGGCAGCAAGACGTGCTTCAAACGAAGCGTTCAAGGTTTCTAATTGTTCAATACGTTGGATTGATTCTTGCAATGCGGCAGTGAGAAAAGGAACCAATTTAGATTGGTCAATTCCTTGATAATTTGGAGTTCCGTCTGGATAGATACCGTCTTTTGTACCACTTACGGCTTCAGGTATGATTTGCTGTAACTCATGTGCAATAAAACCTGTACTGTGTTCATCTTTGTGTCCAATAAAATTAAAAGTTACCGGACGAATTTGCTTTACTATTTCAAGCGCATTTTTTACATCTTTGACATTTTCTTTTAAACGATAATCAGAGGTTGAGCTAAACGAAATAGATGTTGAAGACGCTCGTGTAATACTTCCAATTCTGGTTCCTGCCGAATTACCAAATTGCATATAGATAGCACCAGTGCTGTCATTAGTGGTGCTAAAAGCCGCGCCCGCAGTGGAGTTAAAGAAATCTCCGTGGACAGTAAAGCGTCCACCACCAGACATTACGGCTGTTTCGGTCCCAAGGCTAACGCTGTTATTTGCGCTGTATAGCGTGCCGCCATTATTAATCCTAAACCGCTCTGTCGGAGTAGATGCTCCATCCCCAGTTGTCGCAAACATCAACCGTCCGGGATAATCACCTGCACCAGGTGTCGCATCAGCTAGTACAAAAATACCTGCAAAGGTATTACCTGCACTATCACCAAAAACAAGCCTGCCTATATCGCCACCAGAAGCAATTGATGCGGCGCCTAATCCACGTTGAATAGAAACAATACCTTCTCCAGTGGAACTTCCTGCGTACCCTTGAACAACTAAAAGGCCATATTGACCTTGAGGTTGCGTAGGACTATTGGATGTACCTATTAAAAGTCTGCCGGAACTATCAATACGAAGACGTTCCGTAGAATTAGTTCTTATGGCAAGTGCTTGCGCACTCATTGTGCCAATTACAGATTCAGCTGCATCTTGGCCAATTAATTGAAGACCAGTTGTTCCACCACTACCTGTAATTTGAATTTGATTACCACCAGCAACATAGATCGTTCCGTTTACATCTAAAACATTACGTGGACTCGTAGTCCCGATACCCACCCTGTTATTACTTGCATCTACATATAACGTCCCACTGTCAACGCTTAAGTTCCCACTGGAATCTTCAGTGAGTGTAGACCAGGCTAGGGTCCCAGCTGTACCACTGTTTTTAAGCAGCTGGTTAGCACTACCGTTACTTGACGGAAGGGTAATGGTGTTAGATCCAGCAGCAGCAGGGGAAGCTAATTCAATGTAACCAGAGGTATCCCCATTAATCCGAACTTTAGCCATTAGTTCCTACCTTTATATTGCCAGTATAAAATGCTTGTGTTTGCCATGGAAGTGAGTAAACCTACGAGGCTTAGGTAATAGATAATGAGTTGAAAAGTCCGGCAACTCGCCAAATGATACCGTTCTCGCCAGATGCTTGATTTGTATATGTAATTGTCACAGTATTAGCTGACCGTGTAACAGCAAAGTCTCCAGTTGAAACTTGGAAACTACCGACTGATTCATTGAGGGTTTGACGAATTGTTGCTCCTCCACCAGCTCCACCTGTGTCTGCGGTGAGAATATCGTAATCAAAGAATGCGTTCAAAGCAGCGTTTGCGGAAAAATAAACCTGAATATAGACTTTTATCATTACGCTGCTAGAGCCGCTAATTGTTAAAACATTTGTTGTTGAAGCTGGTATATTGTTGTCAGCCTTGGTATCACAGGCAAACCAGCTAGTAAGAGTTGGTCCTGCTACTTGAAGAAGATGTGATGTGGAAGTCGAAGACGTGCCAATTAACAACCTGCCGGAGCTGTCAATCCGAACGCGTTCAGTTCCAGCTCCACGGATGATTAGATTACCACTGCTTGCTCCTGCATAAAAATCAACATAATTATCCGTAGAAGTTGCTGATTGAAGCCTAATAACATTATTACTTGCGCTATTTTGTGCATAAAAAGTATCAACTCCCGCACTTCCTTGAACAATATGCGTTGCAGCGCCAGGAGAACCGGTGCCAATACCTAGCCTGCCAGAGCTATCAATGCGAACACGTTCGGAGTAAGATTCAGAACCAATTGCGCCAGTGTGTGTATAAAATTGAAGACCGCCACCAGCAGATGGAACAAGTGCGGCGCCACCATTATTAGCTGCAACTAACTCAATTCCACCACCGTTTGAGTTATCAAGCGTTAAACGAATGGAGGCGCCAACAGGAGAAGAGGTGGTCCCTACACCCAACCTCCCAGAACTATCGATATATAAACGATCACTACCACCAGTCACCAACGAAACAATATCAGTACCAAAACGGATACCGGTATTGGCATCAGACCCTTGGAATGCAGGAGTACCAGCGGAACCATCAACGCCCGAGATACCTGTACTTCCGTTAATAATGACTGGCATTTTTCAATTCCTCAAACAAGAACCCATGCAGCACCAGATGGCACGGTTACTGTGACACCTGAGGCCACCGTGAGTGGGGTGGCAGTAATGGCGTTGTAGCCACTGGTGAGCGTGTAGGACGTAGTGACGGTCTGACTGGTTTCAACAAAAACCCGGTCACCACCTGAACCAGTGGCACCACCACCTAAAGCACCCCAGGCAGAGCTATAACCTTCAAATTGACTGGTTGTGGTGTTGTAACGGATATAACCAGTATTACCAGCAGGCCTGGTGGCTTCTGTGCCAATGGGAATTTTTAGGAACCCAGAGCCGTTGACGTTAACGCTATCTGGGAAGGTGAAGATACCGCTGGCGGCAATCGATGCAGGAATAACGGTGCCATCACTGGGCTGACCGATGGCCTGCATGTCGCCAAAGACGACACAGAAGAAGGTTGTACCAGAAACTGGCGGTGTGGTGAAGGTGATTCCAGAACCAGAGACCGTGAAATCAACCTCTGGTTCTTGGATGACACCCCCCAAGGAGAGCATTAAGTTGCGGGCGGTACCAGGTAAAACACCTTGCCCACCTGCAGCCAGGGTAAAACCACTAGCGGTTCCATTGAAACCACCAGAGATTTGGTCGATTTTAATATACCGACCAACTACTGGTTGTTGACCAATGTAGCTCAATTTTACCCTACGCGCTTAGCTTTATTTTAAATCATTCAGCCTCAGCGGGCTCTTCTTCCTGCAGTTCTTTCAGTGCATTGAGTGCACCTTGGAGGGCAATTGCTTTTTCCTTGGCTGCAGTTTGAACCTGAAGAGCCTGGTTGTGTTGCTCCACAACTTCTTCCAGTTCCTTGTACAGAGAATCAATCTTTTCTTGGATCGAGGCCATGGTTAATGGATGGACTGACCAAATTATAGATTAATACTCAGCTCCAAGGGAGTGGTAATGTCACGATAGAAGGGTTCTTCTGCTCTTCAATCTGACTCAGAAGATTGTCACCAATGGCAGTCACCTGCTCAGCACCAAGGGTTTCCTTGACCCAGGTGATGGCTTCTTCTTCGGTGATGTTGGGGTAATCAACGAAGGCATCGGGGTCTGGGGTACCGAAACCAACGGAGCCGTAGCAGCTGGCGGTATAGGTGTTGGCACCGTCCACTTCAGTGGCAGATGCAGTCCAGTGACCGACTTTCACAACATCGGTCAGGCCATCTTCCGAAGGAGCGGTCTCAAGAGCGGCGATGTGCCATTCAGAAGTAAGGGTCATTTTACGTAACCGTTTTCTTTAGTTTACCAGTAGATATTAGTGAGTAGGACTACGACGCCTCAAGGGCTGACAGTCGGGCTTCCATCGCGTCGATCTTCTGCAAAGCTTCTTGCAGTGCTTTTGTAAGCAGTGGCACCAGCTTGGCGTTGTCGACTGCCCAGGTATCGACCACCTCATCTCCATCGTCACCAACCTTGACGGCATCGGGTACAGCTTCGTTCAGTTCTTGCGCAATAAAGCCGTGAGGAATGTTGTACCCGGTCTCAGTCCAGGTGTAAGACCTGACTTTAATTTGATCAAGAACGTTTAGGGCTGAGCTTGCATCTTCAATGTTTGACTTGAGGCGGCGATCTGACGTGACGTTGTACCTAACTTGACCAGCGCCACGGTTGTAGTCAATAGAGCCACGGGTGTTAATGGACGATTCCGTGCCAAATTCCATGAACAAATTATTGCCACTGGTTGCGGAGTGCCAGATGTATGCAGTTTGCTGGCCTGCGGTGCCCGTACTCTTAAATGCAACAGCGTTTTGACCTTCAACCTCTAGCCTGTTTGTACTAAAGCCAAACCCGGAAGTTTGACCCATGTAAATTTTGCCATCTTGCGTAATACGCACCCGCTCCGCCAACGTGCCACCGGTTGCTGTCTTAAAGACAAGATGCGCGGCGGCTGTGCCAATAGCATCGTTTTGAAGGTTGTTGCCAACTTGCGCATTTACCTGGTTGTTTTTATCAATCCATCTAAAACTTGTTTCAGCGCCGCCCGAAGTACCAGTGTATTTAAGAGCAATGTCTCTAACTGAGTCGCCAGATGTTTGAAAAATACACTCGTTGTTAACACTTGAAGACGTGCCAACTAACAGGCGGCCTGATGTGTCAATTCGTGCTCTTTCATTAACATCGGCATGAAACCGAAGAGCCAACCCAGTATCTGCACGAACAACTAAGCCGGAAGAGTCGCCATAAACACGACCGCGAGTTGCTGTTGAATCTGCGTAGAGAAAGTCATTGTTTGCACGGATTTGTCCGTTGACGTCTAACGTCACTCCCGGAGTAGTGCCAATCCCTAAGCGGCCACTGGAGTCCAGGCGCATGCGTTCGGATCCGGCAGATCCGGTCCCGAAGCGCAATGCCGAATCGCTTTCTGCTTGGATCCTTGCATATTCAGTGCTACTGGCATTTGGATGGAACGTAATGATTCCCACGTTGTCAGAGCTTCTGCCGCGAACAGCAATGGCATTGCCGTTGGATGTGGCAACTACTTCAAGAGGGTTGCCTACAGCGGCAGACGACGCTCCGACAATTACTCGTCCACTCGCATCAACAAACAACCGCCCAGTGCCATTAGTCGAGATGGCTACGTTATTTGCGGAAGCTAAATATAAACCGTTTGTTGGTGCTGTTGAACTACTGGGAATAAAACTTGCTGCTGTGCTGGTACCAGTGGTTAGTAAATTCTGACTACCAAAGTCAGGACTGATCTTGGTACCGGCAATGGCAGCCGCACTATTTACATCGGCATTAAGGATCGCGCCATCTGCAATCTTGGCAGTTGTGATCGCATCATTATTGATGTTGTCAGTTCCAACATTGAAGGAACTTGGGACATTACCGATGTAAGGCATGATCAGATGGTGTTATCTTGCGGGTTCAGCATGTAGGAAATGGTCACGTCAACAGCGCTGCCAGTTCCTGCGTAAGCACGAATTACATCTTCCGATTGAACGATGACCTTATTACCGGTCATGAATTCAAGAGAAGATTGGTTTGGTACGGTGCCAGAGGTGATGAGAGATCCGGTGGGGGTGCCACCAGATTTGATCAGTTGTACCGTGACGTTCTGAGAATTGGCAGTGGTGTTAGAGGCAAGGATGCTCAGGATCACACCATAGGTATTAGCTGGCACACCACTGGAGTTGGAAGTACCAGAAATAATAACCGTCGGGGCGGTGGAACCGCTTGCAATACTTTGCCTAACGACCGAAACAAAACGGGCCATGTATTTATTGGTACTTACGCAGTTTCATTCATTATAAACGGATCATCCGAGAGCAATTGCATACACAATTGCAGAAGAGTCCGCGTAGTTAACAGTGGCAACATTCTGTCCGCTAATCGTTAATGCCGTACTGAAGTTGCCGCTAACACCAGTAATCGTGGCACCACTCAGATATTGGAAGATGCCGGAGGTTCCTTGGACCGTATTGCCGGTCACGGTGGCTCCAGAAACACTGGTGGTGAAGATGCCGGTACCACCGGTCACTGTTGTGAAGCCAGCGCTGATACCGGTGATGCTGGTGAATTGACCAACCTGGCCGGTAATAGTGGCGCCACTCAGCGTGCCAGTGAAATTACCGTTGTTGAAGTTGGCGGTACCACCGGTCACCGTCGTGCCAGTGAGGGTTGTGAAGCTGCCACCAATCGCGGTCAGGTTCGTGAATTGACCTGTGGTTCCAGTAATGGTGGTGCCAGTCAGGGTTGTAAAGGAACCCCCACCTGCAAGAAGGTTGGTGAACTGGCCTGTGTTACCAGTAACCGTTGCACCACTCAGGGTGCCAGTGAAGTTACCGTTGTTGAAGTTAGCGGTACCGCCTGTGACGGTCGTGCCGGTCAACGTTGTGAACGACCCACCAATACCAACAAGGTTGGTGAATTGACCAGTGGTACCAGTAATCGTGACACCAGAGATCGAACCAGTGGTGACAGTCAGGCCAGAAGCAATGGTTGCCGTCTGACCAACCGTCAGGGTGCCGCTGGTTGCAATGTTGCCAGTAACCGTGATGTTCTGCTTGACAATCCCGGTCTCAAAGATGGCCGTGATTGCGTTGAGCGTCGTGAAGTTACCGGTGTTCCCCGTGATCGTTGCACCGGAGAGCTGGGCGCTAAAGACGCCGCTGATGGTGTTGAGATTACTAAAGTTGCCCGTGTTACCGGTAACGGTCGCACCAGAAACAACGGTGGTTCCAACAACTGTGGAGCCTGTGATGTTGGTGAATTGAGCGTTGGTACCGGTAACGGTTGTGCCGCTCAGCGTGCCAAGGACGTTGACACCAGAAGCAAACGTACCAATACCAGATACGTTCAGCGTGCCACTGACAGTGACGTTACCACCAATCGTTTGGCCGCTCGTGACCAGGGTCTGGAACGTACCAGTGGTTCCATTAATGTTGTTGCCGGTGATGGTGGCACCGGAAAGCTGAGTTGTATAAACGCCGCTGCTTGCATTAACCGTCGTGCCAGTAACTGTGACGCCGCTGACGGTATTGGAATAAACGATGTTGGAGAAACCACCAGTAAAGGTGGTAATCGTCACACCTGTAATGAAGTTGCCACTGAGGGTCTGGAATGTTCCAGAGGTATACCGTGCCGTGGCGCCAGTGACATCAGTGAAACGACCGCTGGCTGACGTTACCAGGGGCGCAGCAATACTTTCACCGGTAATTGTGTTACCGCTGATGGTGCCACTGACCGTGAGATTGTTTTGAACCGTGAGGTTGGCAAAAACAATGTCACCGGTAACCGTCAGAGAGTTCAGGTTGGCGTTACCAGAAACCGTCAGGTTGTTCTGGACAACAATTGAACCACTAACTGTTCCCCCAGTGCGGGGGAGATAGTAGACATTTAGATAAGTACGGGTACCAGATATCGTTAGTTTCTTGTTCTTGATCGCAGGGTCAACTTCTGCGACCTGAACGACCGTCAATAGGTCGCCATCCGCTAGGTCAAGACCGGCGATCTCCTGTAACTCGGATATCCGTCTGTTGGCCACCTATTAAATCACACAAACCCTATAAAATGAATTATAGTCGCAGTGTGTTTAATCTACCGGGCCTTGATTTCAATCCTAGGCAAGGAGTTAGACACAAAATTCCAGGCTGCTTGAGTACCGGTAACGATTCCACAAGCAATAGCAAAAACCACAATGAGTTCCGCAACTGTCAGGTTGCGGCGAACATAAACAACCTGAGGCTGTGGCATTGGAAAATCAAACCTCTGGCTGGCTGGAACCTCTGGCCGAGCAATGGGCTGGACCGCTGGTTCCGGACGTGCCATTTGTTGCTGAAGAATCGTCATTCGAATGGCTTCTTCCCGAGCCCGAGCCTTCAGCTGCTCCAGGGCTTCAGGGGTCAGCACACCAGGAATGGATTGATTCTCTTCAGTGGGAACTTGAGGAGGCACGTTGGAAGTAGGAAGTTCTTCCATTGCTAATGCAGATTGTTTTCCCACACACTAGCATCTAAAAAGAAGAGTTGAAACGATGGCAGCATTCGGAATCCGTAAGGGTTTGGAAGATATTGCGTTCGAACTCAAGGGCGTCAGAAATATTCTGGCTTCCATGTGGCATAGCCGGTATCAGACGCAAGAAACGGACAAGATGAATCCCCAGGCGTTTGCGGATGAGTACATCTCAACCGAGGAGTGTGCCAGGCGTCTGTCCGTATCCGACCAAACGATCCGAAATTGGATTGCCGTTGGCAAGAAAAAGCCGGAAAAAGGTTGGACTGAGGGCATTCATTACGTCAACATCGCTCCTGACTCCGGCAAGAAGGCCGTCATTCGGATCCCGTGGAACTTCCTGGTCATGTCCTTTTCTAAAAACAAGGACATTGACCTGTCTGATTTCTACGGCAACAAATACCAATCCACCCAGGAGAAACTCGAATGATTTCAAACCGTTTCCAGGGGTTGGACCTAGCTGCCGTCACAATTGAGAACGCATCTCAGCTGTTGCCCACATCACTGTTCAAGCAGGTGGAGGAGTTCTTTCCCCCCTCTGGCTCGTTCGATGACGGATGCTTGCGTCGATACCTGGAAAACGTAAGAAATTATGAAGAGGAGGACGCCAATTCGGGCATGACCCTGGCCAACAGGTTGCGCCTGGCCTTCGTCGACATGAATCCCGACACCATTTGTGGGAAGTTCCCCCAGGCAGAGCTGCCCCTGAAGCGGCGGTTGCGTTGTGTGGCCGAATATCTTATCCGATCTGGCGAGTTTGACAAGCTTCGTGACGAAAACGGGAAACTTGTTAAGAAACGTGGAAATCTTGGCAAGCTCGTTGTGATTTACAAACCATTACCTAAGCTTCTAGAATCTTTAGTACGACAGGGTTTGGTAGAAAATGAATCGTCGCGAGAAGCTCATCCACGCTGCGCTGCAAGGTGATGTAACCGAGACCAAGGCAAAGATGCTCAACCAGACGGTTGACTTCATCCTTGGTGATATGGGCGAGATGTACTACCAGTTCTGGCAATCGGAAGGGCCGGGGGTCATGTGCTTCCAACCGAAACAGGAACGTGGGGTGGTTTACATGACGCTAGAAGAGCTGAACGCCGCTAAAGAAGCGATGGAACGGGATAACAACCATGATCTAGTTGAAACCTTCCGCCGCATTCTGGAGGCAGCACAGAAGATTGATCCCGAGGAGAAGGCTGGCTACATCATCAATGATGACGAGGGCATTCGCTATTTGGAAATAGACTACAACAAGGTTGTTGACGCAGCATGACCATCCGTCGTGTCACTGGACGGCGTGAAGATCTTGAACTCATCACGCCCACAGAACTGGTGCAAGCTGCCAATATTGTGATGGGTGGGATCAACTTAGATCCTGCCAGTTCCAAGGTGGCGCAGGAATTTGTGCAGGCCGATGAGTTCTTTAGTCCTCAGCAGGACGGACTCAACATGCAGCAGTGGTTTGGTCGTGTGTACCTTTTCCCCCCAAGCGGCTGCTATTACTTCGATAAAAAGCTGGATAAATGGAAGATGACCAGGGCGTCATCCCCAACTTTGGTGTCGTCTCATGCCGTGTGGTTCCGTCAGCTGTATAAAAAGTGGCTGGCGGGAGAAGTGGAGCAGGCCATCTACTTCACCAACTGCCCTGACATGATCCGGTACGAGCAAAAGATCTTTGATTTCCCCATCTGTTTCCTTAAGACCATTCCAACACTGATCAAGAACACCAGTGAAGGGATTGGCAAGCATAAAACCTGCAGTTCATTTGCGGTGTACTTGCAGCCACAAGGAAGATCGTCTGAAGCCACACTGAAATTTATTGAAACGTACGAGCAATTTGGCCGCGTTATCTACTGAATTCGGTATAGTTAAGGACGATTAACAGGATCTATGGGAATCCTTTGCGACGCTGAGATCAAGGCTTTTGCCCTGGAACAAGGGATGATTGAACCGTTCACCGACCGTCTGGTGAATGAAGAAGATGGACGCCGCATCTTGAGTTATGGCCTCAGCTCGTATGGGTACGACATTCGCCTGTCTCCCAAGCAATGTCTGATCTTTGGTCGCATCCAGGAGGGAGTGTCGGATCCTAAGGATTTCAACCCCAAGATCCTGTCAGACTCCGAACTCCTAGAAGACGAGAAGGGTAAGTATTTCCTGCTGCCTCCCTATGGGTACTGCCTTGCTGTTGCAGAAGAACGGCTGAAGCTGCCCCAGGATGTGACCGTGATTGCCATGGGTAAGAGTAGTTACGCACGCTCTGGCATCATTGCCAACATCACCCCGGCAGAGGCCGGTTGGGAGGGCTACCTGACCCTGGAGATCAGCAACGCTACCGGTCAGTTCAACCGCATCTACGCAAACGAAGGCATCATCCAGCTGCTGTTCCTGCGCGGCACTCCCTGTGAGGTGTCCTACCAGGACCGGAAGGGCAAGTATCAGAACCAGGCTCAAGAAGTTGTGTACGCAAAGGCTTGATCATGGATCGCACCACGCTTGAGCAACGCATTGACATCCTCCGCATCCTGGAGGATCAGGTGGTATTCCTTAAGAACGAGGAACTTGCTGGTTCTTTAACCGGGTTCAAGTCCGAGAACGTGAACTGGATCTTAAACATGCTTCAGGATATGCTCGGCCAGATGCAGGATGCCCTGGATCTTGAGGACTTTAGCGATAACTGGCGTTAGCTAAAGCCGTAGAACGTCCCCGACTGTGGCCTGGGTTTCTTGGCGTAACCAACACTGCCGACTTTCCCATACTCATCGCCTGTGCTGGGGACTTCTACACCACCAATCACAGCTTCTGAACGGGGTGTTTCGCCACGGAGCGTTGGCTCATCAATGGAAGCCTTCTGCTTGAACTTATTGGCTGCCTTGGCTGACGTAATGAAGCGTTTAATACGTGCTTGATCGTCATTAATCGCTTCAACGTCAGGACGTTCGGACTCCTCAATACGACGTAAGTCCGTATCGTAATTACGTTCGGGATGTAGATCCGTTACTTCAGAGCCAGAACTACCAGAGTCCTGCCTGGGATCGTAGGTGGGATCAAAGAATCTTGCCATAGTATTATTGTAAAAGAAGTAGTTCTAGCGCTTAATACGATGCATAGCCCAGCTGCCTTCTTGGATGCATTTGTACAAGATGAAGTGAAGTCCCGTTGTCTGACGGAAGAAGATTTTGGTGCTCCACTCGACAATGAGCAAAATGATGTACCATTGCAAGATATGTACAACCGAGGTCTGGTTGCATGTCAAGAAGGGAACGAGAGACAGAACCTGTCACTGTCGGAGGGTCGTCCGGGCCTGACGGGTTACATCCCATCGGCGGAGGAAGGAATGGCAATGGGAGCCAGCCCGAAGCCAAAAGCCTTGGTACTGGAACTGGAGGGTCCGACGGAGGAAATGAAGGAACTGTCGGCAAAACGTCGTGGTTTGCGCCGGTAGAAACCCTCGAATGTAAGGATGGGGTTTGCCCGGTACCCTGGGCCAGCCCATCAAATCCTGTGTTTACGATCCAGGGGCCTCCTGTAATTCAAGAGGATGTGGTCAACCATCCGTCTCATTACACTGACGGCGGGATCGAATGTATCGAAGCAATCGAAGCCCAGCAGACTTTAGAAGAATTCCGAGGTTATCTAAAGGGTAATATCGCCAAGTATCTTTGGCGTGAGCGCCATAAAGGCGGGATAGAATCACTGAAGAAGGCACAGTGGTATCTGGATCGCTTGATTGAACTGGACGAAATTCAGAACGGCTGAAGCTCGTCATCATCGTCGTCGCTGTCTTCGTAGAACGCGCAGGCAGCGGCGAGTTCTTGCAGTTCCAGATCAGTGGGAACGTCGAAATCTAACTGGATGTTCTCGTCCTGGAGAATCTCCTTGACTGCTTGCCACTCCATCAGGCGCTGGTGGTAGAGGTTAAGCAGAGCAGCATGCAACTCTTCCCAGGTCATTTCCTGGGCTACCATCTCAGCCTTCCGCATTGAAAACTGGAGTTCCAGTGGTAGTTCGAACTCCCGTGGTTCCACTGACCTCTCCATTGCGTCCTTCATGGCTTTGATGAAACTATTTTAAGGCTAGCTTGCGAATAACGATTCTATTTCTTTTGCGTCGTCCAGTTTCCAAGGGTCCTCATTTACCTTGAATTCGTTAGCAAACTGCGCTAGCACATAAGGATTGATGTTCTCTTCCAGCTGGCGAATAGCCCTGACCTGGTGTGGTGCAGCGCTGTAGTTGCGGAAGGCCGACATCAAAACTTCGGTAGAGCACCAGGGATTTTCATCAATCTCTCGCAGGAGCAGATCTACCTCTTCTCGTCTGCGGTCAATGAGTCCACCGATTACCCTGTGGTTCTCATCAAAGATCCAGCGTGTAATCTCTTCTGCCACTCCAGCCCAATCATCCTGCTGGATGCAGTCCACAATGGTGCTGTAGAGGAAGGGCTTCCAACCTACCGAGTGGATGAATGAAATCAATGCCTGTTCGGCAGAGTTATCAAGATGAATATCTAGCTCCGACAGTAGACCTTGAATTGCTTTTACTTCCTTGCACAGATACTCCAAGGCCTTTTCCTTGGTGCACCACTGCCCTTGTTTAACAGGAGACCCATCAGGATAGTATTGAGTGCCGTAACCGATTGAATAAGTCCCAGTGTCATCAGCGGGGAACGCTTTTTCGCTGAAGCCTTCATACTTCCGAATTAATTCAACAGCTTCCCTCAAAGTTGGCATGGGAGTACAACAAGTACTCCCATATTACACAGATTAAAAATAGGGTGTTACTTTCCCTGACCGCGCATCTTTTTGCGGCCATGGTTAGGCAAACTGTTTTGCCCTTGACCTTGACGTGTTTTCTTGGGCTTGGACTCGATTTTGACAGTTGCGGATGACTTGGGTTTTGCCATGACAGGAATGAGTTGGCGTCACCACTTTACCTGGAAACTGAGCCACGAGCACGCCGGTTGTTGCATTGCTCTTGATGGGTAGCCCAGCGGACATTACCTGGCTCATAATGTCCAAGATTGTCAATGCGGTCT